GATGCTTATGCCGCCCATCTAGCCGAACAGGAGGTTTAACCTATGGCCGTAACTTACACTTGGACTATCCCAACTTGCGAACACGACATCGCAACAGGTGGGATTAACGTAATTCACTGGCGCTGCACTGGCGTAGACGGTGACAACTCTGCGTCATCTTATGGTACTGTTGGGCTAACCCCTGACGCATCCTCCCCTGACTTTGTTGCTTACGCTGATGTTACTGAAGCAATGGCTCAAGGATGGGTGTGGGATAGTGTATCACAAGCTGACACTGAAGCTGCTATTGCTGACAAGATTGACGCAATGGCAAACCCAACCGAAGCCTCTGGAACACCTTGGGCTGCTTAACTTAACTTAAAAGGAAACCGTTATGAGTAAAAATGAAAAGAACCTCATCACCGTCAACGACATCGAATACAACATCGAAGACATGACTGATGCACAGAAGGCTATGCTGAACCACATCAATGATCTGGATCGCAAGCTAGGGTCTGCGCAGTTTAACTTGGATCAGCTTAACGTAGGCCGTGATGCTTTTGTTAAGATGCTGGCAGATAATTTAGAAGCGCCAGCGGAAGACGACGCTGAGTAGCTTGGTGAACATAACGCAACTGGCCAGCTACACGCTGGCCTTTTGCATATTTGGCACAATGTGTTATATTGGCCTCAATTCCGTTTGCGAGAGGCGATAATGGCTTTAATTGATCTAAACATTCCCGCTGGCGTTTATCGCAACGGGACTGACTTGCAGAGCATGGGCCGTTGGCGCGATGCTAGCCTTGTCCGTTGGAATGATGGCGTTATGCGTCCAGTAGGCGGGTGGCGCACGCGCAACAATAACGCAGCCAACGCAACTTTGCGCGGCATGTTGACTTGGATCGACAACAGCAATGAGCGTTGGATCACGTCTGGGACGTACAACAAATTGTACGTTTGGTCCTCTACTGGTTCGCGGTATGACATTACTCCTGCTGGCCTAACAGCAGGACGTGAGGACGCAATTTCATTCACAGGATATGGCGGAGCTGAATTTGGCGCTTACGCATACGGCATTGCGCGGCCTGACACGGTTCGCATCCAGCCAGCTACAAGCTGGGATTTGGAATCGTGGGGCGAATATCTGCTGGCTTGCAACGAAGACGACGGCAAGATTTACGAATGGCAACTCGGCACAGGCACACCCGCAGCGGTTTTGTCTAACGCGCCAGTAGACAATCTCGGCATGGTTGTAACTGAAGAGCGCTTTTTATTTGCGCTTGGCGCAGGCGGCAACCCGCGCTTGGTGAGCTGGTCAGACCGTGAGGACAATAATTTATGGACGCCAGCCGCAACGAATGAGGCGGGTGATCTTGAGCTAAACACGTCAGGCGCGTTGATGAAGGGTATGACTGTTGCAGGTCAGACTTTACTCCTAACCACGCGCGACGCTCACGTTGCCAACTACATTGGCCCGCCATATGTTTACGGCATTGAGCGCGTTGGAACGAGCTGCGGCTTGGCGGCAAAGCAAGCTGCGGTTGTGGTTGACCGCGGCGCGTTTTGGATGGGCGTTAATTCGTTTTACGCTTACACAGGCGGCGCTGTGCAAGAGCTGCCGTGTGACGTGGCTGACTATGTGTTTAACGACATCAACAAAGGTCAGGTCAGCAAGGCGTTTGGCATGTCAAACTCAATGTTTAGCGAGATCACTTGGTTTTACCCCAGCGCGGCGTCAACGGAAAATGACCGCTACGTTTCATATAACTACGTTGAGAACACATGGACCATCGGTAATTTGGCCCGCACTGCTGGCATTGACCGTGGTGCGTTTCGTCAGCCGATGATGGCTGACCCAGCAGATTACAAAATTTACGAGCATGAGGTTGGCTTTGACTATGGCTCGCTCACTCCATTTGCTGAAACTGGTCCGTTCCGCATTGGCGCTGGCGACCAAGTTATGAGCGTGACTGAAATGCTGCCGGATGAAAAGTCGCAAGGTGACGTAAGTGCCACCTTTAAGACGCGCTTTTACCCCAATGGCACTGAGCGGTCATACGGTCCTTACTCTATGAGTAACCCAACTTCGGTCAGGTTTACCGGGCGTCAAGTTCGTATGCGCGTTGAGGGCGAGCGCTTGGCGGATTGGCGTGTTGGCATTAACCGAGTCGATGCCGTTGCCGGGGGCCGTCGATGACGCAGCAAAACCGTCCACCAGAGCCAAGGGACAAGGATTGGCAGACTTGGGGCCGACGCATGATGTCGTACCTGTCTCAAACTCGCTCTGCGTTGGTTCAGCAAACTGGCGGTGAGAGTGCGGCTGACGATGGCACGATTATGTGGGATAGGGAAAATCTGTGGCCTGTCGTTTCAAGGTCTGGCGTTTGGCGGCAAATTGTTATTGCTAATGGCGTGGCTCACCTTGAAATTACCACAGATCAAACAGCTGCTGCTATTAATACAGCGTATCCACTTACATATACAATCATGGCTGGTAGCGTTGGCGTTTCACTTGGTACGCCAGCTTCTCGCATAATCTTTGCGGAAGGCGGATCATATACATTAAGTTTTACAGCTCAGACATCATCCACGTCTGGCTCTACTGTTAATTTTTGGTTTTGGCCTCGGATAAATGGAGTAGACATTGTAGATAGCGGTATGCAAAACACATTACACCAAAATGGCGCTACAATGATTGTATCTCGTACACAAATATTTAATGTCAATGCAGGCGATTACTTAGAGGCATATTGGGCGACAGACAGCACTAATGGCAGCTTGCAGCACCACGCCGCCACTGCGTTTGCCCCAGCCACTCCCGCTTCAACACTTGCTATATCTAGGATTAACGCATGAATGAAGAACTAGAGCGTTGCAGGACTTGGATTGAGGCAGCTTTAAGCTACAGCGGCGGCACGCATGACTTTGCGGATGTAGTTGATGGGTTGCAGCGTGGCCTCATGCAGTTGTGGCCAACGCCAAAGGGGTGCATAGTAACTGAAATTGTGGTATATCCCAAAAAGAAGGTGTTAAATGTCTTTCTTGGCGGCGGTGAATTGGAGCAGATTTTAGATATGCACAACGATGTGATAACATGGGCAAAGGCTCAAGGCTGCTCCGCTTTATCAATGTCTGGCCGATTTGGCTGGAAGAAACCATTAAAGGCGCACGGCTGGGAAGCCCAACACGCCTCATACGTTAAGGAGTTCGCATAATGTCTGGCGGAAAAGGTGGATCAACAACCTCATCGGTTACAATCCCAGAATACATTGAGGCCGCTGCACAGCGCAACCTAAACAAAGCCGAGCGCATTTCGCAGATTGGCTATACGCCGTATTACGGTCCAGACGTTGCTGCGTTCACACCAATGCAGCAGGCTGCGTTTCAAGGCACCGCTCAAACAGCGGGTGCTTTTGGCTTGCCGGGTGGTGATATGTCTCAGCAAGACATTATGGGCGGTATGCCTGCGCCAACGACATACGCTGGCGGCGTGCAGGGTTACTCTGCCGCGCCAATCTATGAGGAATCATTGCAGACGTTGGGCGAGCGCCGTCCCGGCCAGAAGGCTTACATCGACAGCTTCTTTATTGACCCATACGCAGCCGGCGCTGCCGCTGGCAACTTTGCCCCGATTGATTACACTCAGTATGGCACGGCGGCTCAAAGCCAACGTGAGCGAGAGGCGCTGGACCGCGAGGCTCAGTTGATGACCGAACAGATGCGGATGCAAGGTTCGGCCTTATCTGCGCCTCAGTACAACACATACGTCACCTCTATTCAGGAGGCTATAAACGACACGAGCTACGACCCAAGAATTGATGTCTTGACGCCAGAGCAGCAGGTTATGATTCAAAACAACCCGCAGGCGCAACTTGCGCAAGACAATCTTTACATGAACCAGTTGGGCAATGCGAACAGCAACATCATTGATGCTGGCAAGGGCTTGCTGAATATTGAGCCTTCTTTTGAAAGCCCCTCTAGCTCAGGCTCTTATGGCGGCTCGCTTGTTACTGGCGGATTGAGCGGAAATCTCACCGGAATTCCCGGAGTTGCCGGAAACATAGCTGATAGCGTATTGAGCAGCGTCGCGCCGGAATACGCAATGGAGCTGCAAGGCCAAAACTTTGCCGAGTCTGGTGGATCAACTTACGATCCAAACATGTCTATTGTAAATCCAATCTCAGGCAAGACAACAACTGGTGGGTATGACTTTGACCCTGAAGCGTTTAGCTCGGATTATGGAAGTGCAAACTTTGAGTTTTCTGACTTAACTCCTGTGTCAGAGCCTACCCCCGTTGAATTTACATCGCTTCCAGACACAAGCATGACCGCTATACCGGGTTACACTACTCCCTTACCTACAACTTTTGAAGGCCCAATCGCTACCGGAACGACCCTTCCAACTGGTTCTACAATTGTTAATACATACGATGGCGGCTTTGAAAGCAGACCATCCCACTCAACGGACAATGATAAACCCGCTGGGCCGGGCGACACTGGCTGGGAGTGGGATAGACATTTGGAGGCTCTTCAGGGTGGCGGCACTGGCATCATATACAAAGATGACCGCCGAGAAGTTTACGTTGACGGAGTTTTGGTCGGCAAGCCTAAAAGGGCTGAGACAGCAAAGAAGATGTTAGAAGAAGAGCTTAAAAAGAAAGCGGAAGCAGCTCCCGCTCCCCCAGTTCCAGATAGCGGCGTGTCCGGTTCTACAGGCATGGAAGTAAGGTCGCTGCCGAATGGCACTGAATACTTTGTTGATTCAAATGGACAATTTGCGGGTTTAAAATGACAGCAGCGGTGACACATAACTTGATAATTCAAGCAAAGAAGGACGTGTAAAATGGCAGGCGGAACAGGAATGCCTATG